AGTACGATGCTATGAAAGATAAGCACGAATACTTTATGGACTTATCAACAGCAGGAAAGGATACTTCTACTATTGCTACTAACATTGCAGCCTTCTCTGCGTTTACTGAAGGTATGCAGTTGTTCTCGTCTTTTATTATGTTGTTGAACTTCCCACGCCATGGTAAGATGAAAGGCATGGGTCAGATTGTTACGTGGTCAATTGTAGACGAAACATTACACGCTGAGAATATGATTAAATTGTTCCGTGAGTATGTTAATGAGAACATTGACATCTGGAATGACGACCTCAAAGGAAAGATATATACTATTGCTGAAAAGATGGTAGAACTTGAGGATAAGTTTATTGACCTAGCATTTGCTATAGGTCCAATGGAAGGGCTGACCAGTGAAGATGTTAAAAAATACATTCGATATATTTGTGACAGACGACTGATTACTTTGGGACTCAAAGGTATTTTTAAAGTGAAAAAGAATCCTTTGTTGTGGGTTGAGGAAATGATTAACGCACCCACGCATACAAACTTCTTTGAGAACAGAGCAACAGACTATGCACGTGGTGCTACAACAGGTACCTGGGATGAAATATGGGCATAAAGTGGATTGAATACTATTGTAAGATAGCAGAAGAAACAGCAAAGCTATCAACAGCAATCAAGCTAAAAGTAGGATGTGTCATTGTAAAAGACAACAGGATACTTTCTATTGGTTACAATGGTATGCCATCTGGTTGGAGCAACGAGTGCGAAACATCAACAGAAGATTTAGACTATACACACACGTTTAACCAAAAGTATTTGAGAACTAAACCAGAAGTATTACACGCAGAGGCAAATGCCTTGATGAAACTGTGTAAGTCAACAGATTCAAGTGAAGGCGCTACATTATTTGTAACGCATTTTCCCTGCATTGAATGTGCTAAACTCATTTATCAGGCAGGCATTTCTCAGGTGTACTATATAAATGAATACAATGCTTCAAAGGGAAGCGGATATAATTTTTTACGAGAGGCAGGAATAGAAGTATGTCAAAGAAAACATTAGACCAGTATTGCACACATTGCGGTTCAGAATTTATGGTTACATTTGATGAGGAAAATCACATGGATGAGCCTGTATTCTGTGCTTTTTGTGCGCAACTAATTACAGACCAAGAGCTTGAGTTTGATGAGGACTAATTATGTCAGATCAATGGCACGGAGGCAAAGGTAGCAAATACAGAAAAGTAGATGCTCAAAAATTTGCTGATAATTGGGACGCTATTTTTGGTAAAAATAAGGACATAAATACTACTACCACAGACGAGGTAGTAGATAATGGCGACAAAGAAGAAGCGGAAACCGAAAGAGAAACAGATCCATAGGGTTTATTGCACATATTTTCCTAATGGTGATTATTACATAGGATACTCTGGCAAAACACAGAGGCTCTATGAAAAATATTATGGTAGCTCTAAGTATGTTACAGAATATGAGGGTGAACTTACAAAGGAAACTATTGCTGAGTTTGAGAAAAAGTCTCATGCTAAGATGCAAGAGTTTCTATTACAGTGGCAACAACGTCACGATCCGAAATGTCTAAACTCTATGCTAAATATAAGACTGAACAAAGAGCCATTGGCTGACTTTGTTCCGTTGGAGTGGAAACCAAATGTTAAAACTTGACAATGAAAATGCAGAACTTTATTCAATGGGTAGATGTGGTACAAAATCTATATCACATCATATATTAGGATATTCTTATAGTGATATTTTTAATGACGTAACTAATCAAAATAGATTTATGTTCTTTGTAAGTCCTGAAAATATTATTGAGAATAATAAAACACAGATATTGGTGTTACGTAATCCAATTGAAAGATTCATGTCTGGACATCAGTTGTGGATTGAACAATCACATTTAGATCACCCACAATATGATAGCTATGAAAAGTTTATGATATATCATGGCGCTCCTTTTTTACATAGATTAGATACGAGCATAAATTTTAAAATATTGCGGTTTGAAAAACTTGCTGACTATGTACCACACATAAACAGAGACCCTGCCTTAACTGATAGAAAATTTACGGACAGTCTATATGATTGGAATCAGGAAGAAGAACTATACCGTGTCCTGATAGAAAGTAAGGAAGAACTTTCTCCAGAGGAATTTCATAGATGTTTTTCATAGTTCTTCTTCTGTGTTCGGCATTAGCAGTATCAGCAGTAGCAGGTTGGTTCTCAATAGTAGGACTGATGGCTATCTTTCCAGGAGTGCCTATACCTATCTTGACCATGGGCATAGTCCTCGAAGTGGCAAAACTTGTCACCGCCTCATGGATATATCGTAATTGGGACACAGCAGCATTACTACACAAAGTCTACTTGACATTATCTGTAGTTGTGTTATCATTTATTACAAGTATGGGAATCTATGGGTTCCTATCCAAAGCACATATTGAACAAACTATTACAATGGGAGGCGACAATGCTCTACAGATAGAGAGTATTGAAAGGAGAATAGGTAACGAGAGGCGTGTCATCACGGATGCTGAGAATGTCATTGCTAGTTTAGATGCCTCTGTACAAATTCTACAAGACTACGATAGAATACGAGGCCCTGATGGTGCATTGGCCGTTAGAGCTTCTCAGGCAGAAGAAAGACAAAGCCTTAATGCTTCTATTGAACAGGCAATTCAGAATATTGAGTCACTTGAGGATAACTTACGGCCACTTAGACAAATGGCATTACAGCAAGAAGCAGAAGTTGGCCCGGTAAAATACATTGCGGCACTTATATATGAAAATCCTGAAGAAATGCTTGACAACACGGTACGAATTGTAGTAATATTAATAGTATTAGTTTTTGACCCATTGGCTATTTTACTTGTGATAGCGGCCAACCAGTCATTATTACAACGTAGAGGTGAACAAATAAGTTTTGTTACAATAGATACTGTAGAGCCTGAACCAGAGGACTTTGGTATTGAACCTGAAAAATCAGAACTGACTGACACCGAGATAGAACAGTTTAATCGTTTAGATAGAAGTTTAAGAAGTAAATTGAGTTGGTTAGTTGATAAAAAAAGGAACGATGATGATTAAAAAAAATGATGTAGTATCGGTAGTTACTAATGTAGGTGAGTTTGTTGGTAAGTTTGTAGCAGACACACCTGAGGGAGTAACGCTTGGTGACCCTAGAATGATTGTCCACAACCAACAGGGTATGGGCTTTGCAAAGGGTGTTAGCATGGCAGGATTAGAAGAGCCTGATGAGGCTACTTTCTATAATAGCAATGTAGTAGTTGTAATGGCGGTGAATCCAGCAGTTGAAAAAGCGTGGCGTGAATTCACTTCAGGTATAGTTATATAATGGAGAATGAAATGAGTAGAGAAGATTATGTAAGCGCACTGACAAAGGGTGTATGTACTATTGTATTCAACAAGAAAGATGGTACAGAGCGTGTGATGAAAGCAACACTTGATCCTAAAGTTGTTCCAGTTGTAAAAGAAAGTGGTACTCGCACCACACCCCCCACCAATCTTGTAGTGTTTGACACTGAGAAGCAAGGCTGGCGTTCTGTCATTATTGAGAACATCAAGTCCTTCCAGTGAAAGTAACTGTAATTGGAAACGGCCTCTCAAGGAGGCCTATTCCTTTAGAAAAGATAAAAGGAATTACTATAGGGTGTAATGAAATATTTGAAGTGTTTACACCTGATTATATTTGTATAGTAGATCACAGGATGATGAAAGTCCTGCATGAGAGTAACTATTCAAACCCTGTCTATTATAGAGACTTTAGTTTAAGAAAGCAAGGCTTAGAGCCAAAAGATAATTGGCACTCTCCTTCCTTCTTGCAACACAATAGTAGCGGCAATGCTGCTCTTGGTTTGGCCATTTCATTAAAAGCCACTCAAATTGATTTGTTAGGTTTTGATTGTGGACCTGGCCGTTTATTACGACTAGATTATATGCCAGATGCTAGTTTTGATTTGTGGAAGAAAAACCTGCTTTGGCAAACCAGGAGACACAAAGGAATAAGGCGAGTTATTGGCGAAGAGTCTAGGTACATTCCAGAAGTACCCTCAATTTCCGTAGAAGATTACATAAAAGAGCTTGACAAATAAGGCTTCTTTCTGTTATAATTATAGATGTAATTATAGAAGGAGTCCTTAAATGGCAAAGACTAAACGAACCCGTAGCACATTTGTGTTACCAGAACCTAAGTGGGCCGAGTACAAACTGCTCACTGACAATTCAGAACGAGAGGTGGCCTTGCGAGATTGTCTGTATTTCGTACACTATGAGATACAAGACAAGTCAGGCATTCCACCATTCAAAAAGTGGATGAAAGAGAACTGGGATAAGGACACTGTGTCTACTATCTTAAAGTTACCTGATTCTACTTTCAATTCAGTTGCTAAATATTTCTATTGTTGGAACAAGTTGGGTTGGTTGACAGAATCAACATCTCAATGGATGGAAAAACAAAAGAATGTTTGGATAGCAGCAGCTGGTTCTTATATAGAAGAAAAAGAAGTAGCCCCCAAAGTTGTAACCATACGGGATAATCTTAATAAGTTTGCTATAGGTGTAGATGATACCATTGATAGAATCATACATGGTTCTCAGGTAACTAACTACAAGGAGTTTGTAGAGTCTTACAAGCTAAACAAAGCAGAGACTAATGAAGCAGTCAGTATTGTAGATGACCTCGCTATGGAGTTTAGACAGTTAGCACAGGGTGATGATGAGCAGTTAGTAGAAGGATACTCACACGTTAAAAGGTCTACACTCAAGCACTTGTTAGCTTTCTTTGATGGTGTTGTAACAGGCATCATGGAAACTCAGCAAGCTAAAAAGATTACACGTATCAGACGTAAGCGTCCTATTGACAAGAACAAACTTGTACGTAGGTTGAAGTACACTAAACAGCATGAGCAATATAAGTCGATTGATCCTGTTGAGATCATAGGTGCAAGTGAGGTGTGGGTGTATGACATTAAGCGTAAGCGTTTAGGTGTGTATGCGTCAGAGTAT